ATTTATGCGATGCTCATCGGGATTCGTTGCTGTGTCTATTCCAAATGTGAACACGTTTGCACCTATTGCACCTATCGTGCTTATGGTTGTGATAGCACTTGCACTTGCAACACCGCCCACCTTCTCAAGTGTAAAGTGTAAAAGCCTTGTTATGCTTGCCCCTGTTGCATCTTTGATGGTCACGTTAAGCATGCAACTCCATAGCGTATCATCGGGCATGTCTATGTATTCACCTGTGATGCCTTCAATGAAAAGATTTGAAACCTGCCCTGATGTCGTAATGGTTGGATAGCGATGCAAAGCAAATTGACCGAACTGCGCCCATCCGTCTTCAGTTGCTGCAGGGTTGCCTGCGCGATAACCACCGCCAACGTGCATGCCGGGAAGATTTGTCGTAACATTTTTACCTAATAAATTGCTACCATTGACATTCTTGGTCAACGCCAATCGCTCACCAACGGCTAATGTGTTTTGGTTGTTTACCTCAATGTCTACATTTTGCCCATTGATCACTGAGTTCAAGACACCCCTTGTTTGTGCCGCAGTTGGTAATTCACGCACAGCCGGTGTAGTAGAATTGCCCGATATGTTATTTGGTCGCGTGTTGCCGTTTGGTGTAAACGCCCAGCACACTGCATTTGCCTCATCCCAATTGTAACCATATCGCGTGCAGCAGTCTTGTGATGGTGCGACAGGGTCATCGTTGGCATCAACAAAGTTCACTTCACCATTGGTTGATATGGTTGAAGGTATAGCTGAACAATCCTCGGTGTCTTCCAAGAACTTGAGCAACTTTACTTTTGTGCTTTCCACATCGCCCACCTTGTAATCGCTCACCTCAAGGATGCGCCAATAACTATCCTGAATCCAAATCTTGTCGCTAAACTGAAAGGTAGCTATGTCCTTTAACGATAACGCAAACGATGCTTCCATCATGCGTGCTTCAGGACTATAAAGCGAATTCATAAAGGTGCGCCAATACAAATTGAACAGGTTGTTGTACGGGTTTGCATTGATTGCATAAGGTGGTACTTCAGGTGCCCAGTTCAAGTCGAAGTCATCCAAATCAGCTATCACTTGGCTGTAGTGATTGAGAACAGGCACACTCGTCACCGTGGGAAAACCGATGTTGTCATTAAGCAATTCAATGTTTACAACGCCTGCTTCAAATAAACAGCGCATGCCCGGCTGAACGAATTCCAACTGCTCATTGATGAACATCGGAATGATTACCGTGCTACCATTGACAACACCACATGGAGTTGATTGCATAGTGAGTTGTATCTTCTGCTCACCAATGGCAAAATCACTTGGTAGTGTGTCTGGATTAATCGTGTAGCCTACCGCTTCATAGTCACCATACACACGCTTCACATTTTTGTACTGCTTGCTTATGATATCTTCACCTGCCGTATATGTAAACTGAAACTTTGCCTTTTGCAAATCCACCGTGCTGCCTATGGTGACATCCTTTGAAATGTCAAGCTTACTTGTCCAGTCTAAGACATTACCACTTCCAAGATAATTGTTTTGCGGTACTATGCTTATCTTGTTTGGTACAGCCCTGTCCGATACGATGATGCAATTGTGCATCTTAATCACATCCGTCACGAAGTCTATTTGCTTTACATCAGGAGCATTTAGATCATAGAAAATAGTTTGACCATAGTGCAAATCGGTTTGGACTAATTCCCAAATAGAAGTGTCAAGTGTACCATCACCTGCAACCAAAGTGACTGCACCATTTTCATTGCGTTTCATTTTTAACTGAACAACACTTGCGGCATTAATGCCTATGCGCCACGTAAAGTCAATGATTTGATTATTGACCACATCGAAATTGTCCAAGAAGATTAGCACCCCATCGATGTCAAGAAAGTATGAGATGTTATTGTTGCCCGTTAAGGTAAACTTGTTACGGAAGCGGAAGGTGTAGAAACCATCAGCAGGTGTGGTATACGTTGCAGTGCCAGGGGTAAAGTCACCGCTGTTATCGAATACCTCAGTATTCATGTTAATTAGCGTAGAGCTATTACCTAATGATGCTGAAGCACTATTGTACACCCTAAAGAAAAAAGCATTGAATGAATCACTTGCGATATTGGTTTTATTATTCAACCACGGCATGTAGTAGGTAGACAGTATGTTCAATAACGAGCCTGCCACCAATTCAAAGCCTGCGTCTTTTAGTATTTGCTCAAAGAGATAATCATAGCGCACCGCTGGCGTTAGGTCGGCAGGGTATACGGGATTGTCAAAGTCAAATAGACTGCGTGTATTCAATTCGTTTGTTTCGCTCCATAACTCACCACGCTCAAGTAGTGTCCAAATACGTTCGTTAGTTGCATCAGTTACGTTATCGTAATCGATTACTTCATTAAGATTTGGCAGGTCGGTTATATCCTTGAGCTTCTTCTCGCCAATGTTGCGCACAACGTCGGGTGTTTCAGCATAGAAGGCTAACTCAACCTCGTTAATGCGGTTCTGCTGCTTGTATATCTTGCGCACACGAACGTAACCTGTCGCAATGGGTAGCGTGTCAACACGAATCTCAGCAGGTAGTTTGTAATGGAAATAATTCGATGAACCTGCATCTACGTTCACATCGAACAACGCACCAAGTGCAACTTGATTAGCTGCACTATACGGCACTCTAAACTCGCGAGTGAATGCACCTTGCGCTGTGAAGCTATTAAGGTCTTGAAACTTCCAGTTCTGCGAAATGCTTTCGTTTTCAAAGAGGTCTAAATAGTATTCAGTCTGTACATCGTAAATAAAGAAGCCGCCTGAAGCCAAACGAAAATCAAACGCAGCAGCATTGCCAAAGTTCAAACGTGTAAAGCCTGCACTTGGACTATCGACAATAACACCAGTAACCGTTCTGCTTTGTGTTTGACCTGCTGCATTTTGAATAAGCAATGTTTGACCTGTAAGTCCAACCATAAAAGGCTGACTTATAAAAATCATTCGTGTGCTCCCAACTGAACCTTGTGCCGCATCATTGCTTTGGCTATAAAATGGCTCAAGACCGCCACCATTGACTATTAGTTGTACTTCTCCGTTCATGTTATGTCCAGTATGGGTTTGATAGGCGCACTCTCAAAGTTACGTTGTACTGCTTACCATCGCGGTTCTTCTTTTCGACAAAACTTGTGTCTTCTATGTTTACAGGTACTTCAACAGTCTTTCCTGCATCTTCAGTTAACCACGTGACTTGATTGCTTACGAGCAACGATCGTAGTAGCTGAAACTCGCCCTCGGTGATATAGTCCGATGTAACGGTTAGCACCTGTTGCGCTAAGTTCTGGCGTTGTAGTAGCGACCTATCGTTTGCGCTGAATATGGTTGGGCTGCCATTGAATAAAACCTTGCGGTACTGCTTGCGCTCAATCTCGTTTGTTGTTTCGGACTTCTTGGTGAAATTGAAATAATCCCAACCGCTGCGCGAATTAACCCAACCAAGTCTGATGTTGTCCCAATTGCAATCGGATTGCCCGTAGTCGTGCGTGTTGTAGAAGATGTAGGTTTCACTCACACTACCATTTGCAGCGTTAAGTATGCCAACAGTGTAACATCGCCAGTTAGGAAATAGCGAAGGGGCAACAGTTAGCCCTGTCCAGTCGTTAAGGTTTGCAGGGTACACAGGTAGGTTTTCAATATCGTATCCATTCAGCGCAATGGTTTGGCTCGTTGGCGCACCTGCTGAACTGAATATGGTAATACGGAATTGAGTTGCTGCGTTGTTGCTTAGATAGGTGTCATTGCCGGGTATCGACAACACACCATAGTCTTTCTCAAGAACAGGAATCCAAATGCTATTAGTTGCATTACCAAAGCCCCATGTCTGACTTAAATAAAATGGCGAAGTGTTGTTGTTGCGGTCACTCATCATATACGATGATGTGCTTGTGAGCGATTGTTTCACTTTTTGGCTACCTGTTTCTACGTTCGGTTTGTAACCATCGATGACTTGGAAGTAGCCGTTAAGTACAATGCCTACCTCACTAATATATTCAACCTCCGTATTTTTTGTGAAAACTCCATCTACTATCCAAGCTTCGGTCAGTATAAATTGAAAGAATAAATCAGTTAAATCATCCTGCGTATCATCCGTAGCAAAGTGAAAGTTCATTGGCTCGTAATTACGCATAGTATCAAACAGCGGTTGCATGTCAAAGTACAACTTATCATCAGGCGCAGGGCTTAAATAGAATTGATAATATACACCTTGAATTTGTACCTCTACGCCATACTTGAAACCAACGTTAGCTGTGTTATCACTGCTTGCAACTATCATGAGCTTCTGCCCTCGCAACGCCCATTTGTACGGCTGGTCTTCTATTGTTATTGCCATTATCTTTTGTTTAGTAGTAATCGATTCTCCACTGATTTAATATACCCTTCCATCAACTTGTCCTTGTATTCATCCCATGTATCGTCTATTGCCTCGCTATAATAGTTGATACCTTCAATACCATTCTTGCCAATGCTCTTAGCAATTGCAAATGCTGCGCTCTTAATTGCACTTTCAGTTGACTTAATGAATTCACCTTGTCTATTACGCAGCTTTAAAGGTTTCAGTCGTATCCAATCTTCAATTGGCTTAACAGGTGGCATCTTTGCACCAGCTCTTCTGCCAAACTCAATCACATCTGCGTACTTGCCTGCCTCGTCATTAGACACGGTAAAGTCTATTGTGGGCTTGTTGTAACGAATCTTGAGATTGTAATACAACGAGTTTAGCAACCTGCCCGATGCAACGCGATTTACAACCTTACCACGCACCCTTCGTTTGATGCGTAAGTTGGATTGCGCACGCTCAACTACTGCCAGCGCATATTCGTTTAGTATGTTCTCAAATTCATCCTGCATTACGCAAGTGTGATGTTCAATTGTGCTGCTGCAATGGTGTATGCTTCATTGTTTGAATCACCACTACTGCCCCAATCCAAATAGGTTTGACCTTCAATAAGTATTTGCCCCTCGTAAATGGTCACACCATCAACATCGCATAAGGCGTATTGAAAAGCAGCCCGTGTTGCAAGGTCATCATAGCTGATGTAAAGTCGGATGCATACGGCTGTCTTAGTATCACCATCGCTCCAAATGTCAAGTGGTTGGATATTTTTCATTTTATCGTGTTATAGTTATCAGATTTCCATGTGTAGTTGATGACCCTGCTACGTTGTTATTTTGAATCGTAAAAACCAAATACTGGTCAATGGTCGTGTTAAAAGTGAGTGATGTCCACGATACGTTTTGTGGCGTATAGGGAGAAGCACCGGTAAAAGGAGCGTACTTAATTGACCCTGATGCGCCCGTTGCAGTAATCATAAAGTTTCGCTCAAACATCGAAGCCGTATTTAAGGCAGCCGTCCAACCGCCAATTTGTGTCCCCCCAATTGCGGCAGAGGTATTTAAAAAAACTAAAAAACCCGCTCCCCCTGTTCCCGTAGTTTTTGCATTAAGTCTTGTTGTAATCCAATCATTTGTTTGAAATGTATTTGCGGGAATCAACACGCTAAATATTAAAGTATTTGCAATCGTTCCCGTGATTGCGGCTGTATCTGCAAAGTTGCGGTTTAGAATAATGTTTGAACTTATTCCCAAATCAGTTACAACTTGCGCAGGTGTGCGTGGCGTAACCGAGTTATCGGCATTTACGCGAAGGAAGGTTATTGCATTAGGATTGGTAAGCGTGGCGAGTGCATTACCTACCGTAGTTAGTCCGATGTTGTTTTGCTTGCCGTTAAACGCGAGCCAATCGGTTGTTGAAAGCAAACCACGATTTGCCGCACTTGCAGTTGGTAGGTTAAACGTGTGTGTTGAACCAACCGAACTAATACCAAAGTCAGCTCCTGCCGTTCCTACTGCGAAGTTTTGAACTTGTGCAGTTAAGCCATTAAGCGCATTAACGCCCGTGCTTAGTGTTGTTATTACTTGAGATAGATGCGAATCCTCAGTATGCAGTTTAAGTGTGCGACCTGAAGTAGTAACAAACACCCGTAACGCCAATCTATCGGTTAACGCCATTGTGGTAGGCGGTACTGCAAGAGCCGTAAAATATGCATCGATGACCGTGCCTTGCGTTATGCCTTCAGGTGTTGCAACATCGGTAGCCAAAAGGGTGAATGTTGCACCATCATACTTGTACAACTCAACATAGAATGAAGGCGTGCCACCACTCGATGACGCACTAAAATAAAGTTCAAGGTTGAAGTTTCCACCCGGCACAAGTAACACATTAGGGTCGTTTGCATCCGTGATGAACTGCGCGATTAAGCCATTGCCTGCTGCATTAGTTCGTGTAAAGTCCGTGCCTGCACCAAATACAGCCGTCTTGCTCATTTGGTAATAAGTCGAACCGCCAATGGTACCTTGGTTAATTGAGCCGTTTAGATAGTAGCTAACTGATGAGCCACCACCACCTGTTAAAGGCATTGTGCGAAGTGCGCCTGTGCCATCTACATATTGATCTATAGTACCATTTGCAGAAACAGCAAGTGTGCCTGTATTGGTCACGGGTGAACCTGCCACGCTGAATGCAGGATTCGCAGGTGCAGGCATTGAAAGTCCAACGCTATTAACCGTGCCACCAGCACCTGAAGGCGTTGCCGCAATCCATACACCTGTTGCAGTATCAAAGGTTAAGACCTGCCCGTTTGTTGGTGCAGGCGTGTTCACATCCGTTAGGCTGTCAAGTGTAGTTGGTATGGTTGGCTTGTTCAAGATTTCAGCAACACCACTAACCGCATTCCAATCACTATTGACTTGTGCCGCAGGTATAGTTGGTTTGTTTAAGATTTCAGACACACCACTTACACTATTCCAATCGGAGTTGACCTGTGCAGCAGGTATGGTTGGCTTGTTGAGTATTTGATAGTCACCGCTCGATGCATTCCAATCTACAGGAGATTGACGCAATCTATAACCTGCGTTAACAAGTGTCCAGTACGTTGTGTTGGTTGGCAGTAGTGCATCATTATTTGCAATGCATCGATACACGTTGCCGTTGTACCATACGCGGTCACCTACTACATATTGGTTGCCTGTTGCGGTTGTGTGGTTAGCGTTGTATTCAGTGCTGACAAACTCACCACCGCCACCACCACCTGTTGAATCAATTTGCACTTGCCCATTGCCTAAATCGGTTATGGTCATGTTCGTGCCTTCAACTAAATCAAGCAGCGTTTGCACTACGTTGTCAACACCATTAGTTCGTAGCGTTATGCCATAGCCCGTACCTTCACCACCTGAACCACTTGCACCACCTACTGCCCATATCGCAGGGATGTCGCAAGCACTCCAGTCCCACGGAACGGAAAGCTTCAAGGTAAACGCAACACCCGTGACCGTGTTCTTCTGCTCTTCCATGAATGGCTCAAACGTGGGCGTTTCAAGTAGCTGAACATCGAAGCCAAACAACTCAAGACCATTCTTCACTTCAGCAATCAAGTCCTGCCCCAATCGGATGCAATCACTAATCACTTCGCGTTGGTATTCTGCCTTATACTCTTTGTCGCGTGGTATGTCCGCAAACATGATGTGAAAACCAAAGTTCATTGCACCCGGCACTGGCTCAATCGTATCTGGCGTAACGTGCATAAACGGATATTGATCGTCCTGAAGTTGGTCGCTCATATCGATTTGCCCATGCGTGAACCTGCGTATCAAGAAGTGACCTGCTGCAAATGCTTCAAGTCGATTGATAAGTACGTTGTAACTATAGTTGTAACTTGTCATCTGTTCCTTTTTTTCATTTCTACTTTCTGCACGTACACATAATCGGCTAAGTATGTCAAGTGCGTAAATACTTCAAATGCGTTGCGCTCGGTTACCGCATCAAACTTTGTTATGTCCCTGTCGGCAAGTGATTCAATGATGTGAAACCATCCATATACCTCTAAGCCGTCTGGTGTTGCTCCGTCATCTCCGCTACTATCTCCGTTATCTCCTTTGCCAAATATTCGAGGGAACTGTTGTACAGCTCGATTTCTAAACTCGAAAAAAAAAGCAGTACGTTTAGTACATGGTCTAAGGTTAGTTCTTTCACCGCATCCGCATACTTGCGCTTTGCCTCAGTCTTGTACGGCTCAATGTCGTAGTAGTTGCCAAACTTTGCTTTGATAGGGCGGTATAGTATGCACATCATCTTGAGTGCTGCTTCACCATTCACCTTCCCATCTTTGTACAGGCTACCGCACGCACTATCCAAATCCACGTATTCACCAAAGGTCATCTCTTGCAGGTTAGGGATAAAGCCTAACTCAATCGCGTTGGCACGCACCTTCCGTTCAAAGTCGTTACTGCCTAACTTAATGGCTGCCTCAAACTGCATGATGATTTCATCAATGATGCTCGCCTGTAGTAGTCGTATGCTTTCGCTGCTCTTGCCCGTTATGATATGCACCTGCTCAACCTTATCGACCGCGTTTTGGTAGTCGATGTACTTGGCAAGTGATACCCCTTTGGCATTTGCTGCTATGTTTAGCTTTAACTTCATGTTGTGTCTTATTGTAGTTTTTGATTCCTTTTTGTTACAGGTCCGAATGCACGTTGATAACCACCGGTGCTTTTGAATCGCCAGCCATAGTTACACGTGCCTGTTTTGGTTTGAAGTATTCAAGCACATCAAGGGTAAGTGCTGAGGCCTTAAACTTCAAGTCTTGGTCCTTGCTATCCATGCACTCGTTAATGAATGCGGCTACTTTTGGTAGTGCCTCGGCTACGAATGTGCAGCCGAACTCATCCCACTCAAGCGTCTTCTTGTTCAAGCTTCCTAATGGTCTACCATTCGGGTTGTTGGTCATTCCTTTTTGCAGTCCCATGTTTGTTATTTTGATGTTTACAAATTACTTCTTTTCATACTGCGCAATGCATACAGCTATGCGCTGCTGCGAATCAGGAAACTCTTCTTGTGTTTTAGCATCGCTCATGCAGCGTGCGATAAATGCGCTAACTGATTCGTCTGGTGTGGGTGTTGGCAGGGGCATGGTATTCTTTATTTGTTATCTATTTTGTTTAGTTGT